CCCGATAGCGGATACTAGTAACGGTAAGCTTCTGATGGGCAAGAAAGCAATAGATAAATACAGGGAGAATCCAGAGCAGTACATAGTAGGGTACGAACTGGACAGGGAATTTTGGGATACCTTGCTAAAGGTAGAAGAGGAAACAGATGAAGTTACAGCAGCTATTAAAGACGACGGCCCTAAGCTCAGCCTTAGTGATCGCTTCAGGAGCAGCAAACGCAGATCTAGCGACTGAGCTGTCTGGACAAGAAAAGATTGACTACCTTATCCAAAGCTTGGATGCTATCAAGACACGCTTAGAAGATGGTTCAGTACTTACTGTAGGTGCTGTAGGGTATGCTCAGATTGGTGGTGTCGTTAATGATGATGCCCTAGCTGATGGTATTATCTCTAGCCAAGAACTAAATGAATACCTACAAGCTAAAGACCTTGTGCTTACACATGACTACGCTATTGCTTCAACAGCAGAGCAGATGTTTATGCAAGAGTACGCAGCTAACATGAATAGCTTGTCTGCTGCTGTAGATACACTGACTGCTGCTACATCTACTATTATGACTGCTGTAGAGGTAATGGAGATAGCTGCCCTAGCTGATACTAAGCCTGAGCAAGTAGAACTACAGGCTATGCTAGAGACTGATGCATATAGCATTGACGCAACAGAGGTATCAGCTTATAATGATGCTGTAGCTGCTGTAGAGGGTTATGCTCAACAGGCTGGTGCTTTCATGGCTGCTGCTAACAATAACGAGCTAACTGCTACTGTAGATAACTACGCAGCACAAGGTAACTTCATGGTAGGTAGCTACACAGCTATTACGTACACACAGAGCATTGACGAGTTTGTAATCACTTGGGCTGACTCTGGTTTTGGCACAGGCTTTCAGGGTTACCTTACACCTGACATGAAGACTGCAGAAGATGTCTATGCAGCAGGTGAATACATTAACACATACGGTGGATACCCAACACAGTAATGAGCATGGAATTTAGCATAGGCGGCTTTAACGTCAAAGGGTGGATGGTTGCAGTAGGTGTACCCGTCCTCTCTAGTATATCTGGCGGTATCTACTTTGGCTATGACACCCTGAACCGTTTCTTTGATGCAGAGGCTGGCGTAGAAGAGGCTCTAGGGGGTGTAGAGGACTTGGACGGTAGGGTAGGTGCTATGGACAAAAGGGTCACCTCTGTGGAGACTACAGCCCAGCGCACACTAGCCGAGACAGAAGCAGCCCTTATTGTTCGTATACAGACGCTAGAACAAGCTATTGCTGATAATGATGTACGTGGGTTGAACCAGAAACTGGCACAGCTAAGCACTAACATGACACAGATTCTTGAGCAGCAGAAGGTACTACTGGACCTACGCAGCCAAGTTGATAAAGCTACCACTATTACAAGTGGACTAGGTGATACACTAGATACGTTAAAGACTGAGATTGACGATATCTGGAAAGCATATGATGAACTAGTGGATAACCCCCTATGACAAAACAATTACAAGAAGGTAGCATTTGGGCAGAAGCTGACGCAGACGGTGACGGTGTAGTTACAGATGCTGAGATAGAACTTTTTGAGCGTCGTGTACGTTTCGAGAATGAGGACAAGAAAGAAGATGCTCAAAGAAATATGGCTTGGTTTGCTCTCTTTGGTATGCTTCTTTATCCTTTTGCTGTTGTTATATCTGCTGGCTTTGGTATTGAAACCGCTTCAGCTACCCTTGGAGATATGGCTCCTACCTACTTTGTATCTGTGGCTGCTATCGTGGCGGCATTCTACGGCGGTCAAGCCTACTCGAAAGGTAAAAAATAATGCCATATCAGACGAACGGAAAGCGGGACTACAAAAAGCAGAACGCAAAGTACGACTCGCGCCCCTCTGTAAAGAAGGACCGTGCTTCCCGAAATGCTGCACGTAAATCTATGGAAGATGCTGGTAAGGTACGTAAGGGTGATGGTAAAGACGTAGACCATAAAGATGGTAACCCACGTAACAACAGCGGTAAAAACCTTCGTGTACAAACTAAATCACAAAACCGTAGCGTTCCACGTACAAGCAGTAATAGGAAAGCAAAATGACGGAGAAGAAAGATGCTAGACTTACTAAAGCGGGTGTGGCGGGTTATAACAAACCAAAAAGAACCCCAAGTCACCCCACCAAAAGCCACGTCGTCGTCGCCAAAGAGGGTGATAAAATCAAAACCATCCGCTTCGGAGAGCAAGGTGCAAAAACCGCAGGTGCGCCAAAGCAAGGCGAAAGCGAAAAAATGAAGAAGAAACGTGCTTCGTTCAAGGCACGACACGCAAAGAATATTGCTAAAGGCAAAATGTCTGCAGCATATTGGGCTGATAGGACGAAGTGGTGATGCCAGTACATAAAGTTTCAGGTGGTTACAAGTGGGGTAAGACTGGTAAAGTCTATAAAACTAAAGAAGAAGCAGAGAAGCAAGGTAAAGCTATTTATGCTTCTGGTTATGCAAAAGGTGCACAGACATCTAAGACTTCAAAACAATCAACAAAGAAAAAGGATAAGTAATATGCCAGGTGGAAACAGTACATCACGTCCATACAATAGATCAGAAAAACAAGCATCTTCACGTCGAAAACAACGTGTAGATCTAGGCCGAAAAATGTTACAAGAAGCTACTAAAGGTAACATAGATAGAAAAGTAGCAGAGCGTAACATGAAAGAGTTATTTAATACAGAAGGTCACAAAAGTGATACTAAAACTGTGTTTAACGCAATAAGTAAAGAGATTGATAGAAAGATCGGTAAGAAGTATATGCTTGATAAGAGTACGCCTAAAGGTACAACAGGCACTCGCAAGCCATCAAATTACTACAAGGGCGGGTACTGTGGTGCATCTAACCCAGCATCACGTCCTATGAAAAAGGGCAAGTAATGTCAAAATTCTATGATAAATATAAGAAGGCGTTAGAAGCGCACGGCTACAAAGTAGATGAACACGGTTGTGTTTGGGATGCACGTGGCAATCAGGCTGCAGTAGAGGATCGCTTTGGTAACGTATATGCAAGCGATCCTAATGTTACTGAAATCTGTCGAGTAGAAGAAGCTAAACCTAAACCAAAGCCTAAACCACGCAAGGCTACAGATAAGGACTTAACTGAAGATGTCGCTTCTACAGACTGGTAAACCAGCACGTAAGAAATCTGTATGGGGTCATAATACTGGCACCACTACAGAGATCGTGTATACGTGTCCTGCTAATTGTGTGTCAGAGTTAACGTTTATCCACATACATAACTCTACAGGTAACACTAATATTACTGTAGAGTGGTATGTAGCAGCAGACTCTTATACTTCACACTTCTTAGAGGGTAAAAACCTTGGTGCATCAGAGTATGTACAGTTTACAGATATAGAACTTGTGTTACAAGCTGGTGATAGGATTCAAGTTACACCTGATACTGCTGCACACATCGACACTATTTTAACTGTAACTGAAACCTTTGTGCCTGTAGGGTAACGGGTATGCATAAATAGGTACTACTGCCTGACATAATATAAAGTATAACTATCTCCGCACACAACAAAGGAGATCGTGATGCTTAAATTTCTAAAACGTGTCTTAAAGGCAATCGAAAAAGCGCAACAAAAACGTGCTGACTACTACATGCTAACTAAATTCACAGATCGTGAATTGCGTGATATTGGCATTGGTCGCAGCCAAATTCGTGACGTTATTTACAACGACAAGTAAAAAGTGCTTGCATTTGTAATAGTTATACATAAAACTATATGCAAGCCCTAAAAACAAGGACAACTTTATGGCAAGAAATCTAACAGAAAACCAGCAAAAGTTTCTCGAAGTCTTGTTCGACGAAGCGGGTGGTGATGTTGTACTTGCCAAAAAGTTGGCTGGTTACAGCGATAACACACCTACTCGTGTAATCGTAGAGACATTAAAAGATGAAATTGCTGATGCTACACGTACATACTTTGCACGTATAGCACCTAAAGCTGCTATGTCTATGGTAGGCGCTCTATATGACCCTACCGAGCTAGGCATAAAAGAAAAGATGGCAGCAGCTAAAGACTTGCTAGACCGTGCAGGACTAGGAAAGACAGAAAAGGTAGATGTCACATCAAGTGGTGGCGTATTCTACCTACCCCCAAAAGAGGGTACGAATGAGTAGACCCTTCCATATTGGGAGGGATCTAGGCTTTTGGGAATTACCAAAACCACACAAAGGTAAAGAACGGGAGTGGCACGTAATAGCTAGAGTAAGCAAGAACGTGCCATTTGGCTATAGGGTACATCCTGACGACGAAGATCTCTTAGAGCCTATACCTGATGAACTAGAAGCATTAGAGCTTGCAAAGCAACATCTAAAGCAGTATAGTTTACGAGAAGTAGCGAATTGGCTAACAGCCCAGACAGGTCGCAGCATCTCACACGCAGGTTTAAAGCAGAGGATCGAAATTGAGCGAAGACGTAAAAAAACTGCTACAATTAAACGGAACCTCGCCAAGCGGCTCCAAAAGGCGCTATCCAAAATCGAGGAACTCGAAAAAAACAGGGTCGGGGCGTACTCCGAAAGCGAGTAAGGAAACAGTCACACCCCCAGTAGAGACTATTCCTGCACAGGTCGCCCCAGCAGAGTTCGATGTCGAGGCTGCACAGGATGTCGTGTTCAAGCCAAACCCCGGCCCTCAGACGGACTTTTTGTCTGCATCAGAAAGAGAAGTACTTTATGGTGGGGCTGCAGGTGGCGGTAAGTCATATGCGATGTTAGCTGACCCTCTGCATGGCTTGAACGATCCTAACTTTAGTGGTCTACTTGTACGACATACTACAGAAGAGTTACGAGAACTTATTCAGAAAAGCCAAGAGTTATACCCAAAAGCTATTCCTGGGATCAAGTGGTCTGAACGTAAGAGCCAATGGATTAGCCCAAAGGGTGGTAGGCTCTGGATGTCTTATCTTGATAAGGATATGGACGTTAACAGATACCAAGGTCAGGCGTTTAACTGGATTGGTTTTGACGAGCTTACACAATGGCCCACGCCTTATGCTTGGGATTACATGCGTTCTCGTTTGCGGTCTGCTCATAGTAGCAAACTAGGTTTGTATATGAGGGCAACAACTAACCCTGGTGGTGCTGGTCACTCTTGGGTTAAAAAGATGTTTATTGATCCTGCACCTTCTGGAAAGGCATTCTGGGCTACTAATCTTGAAACTGGCGAAACTATTACATATCCAAAGGGTCATAGCCGAGAGGGTCAACCTCTTTTCAAACGGCGATTTATCCCCGCTAGTCTCTTTGATAATCCTTATTTGAGCGATACTGGCGACTATGAAGCCATGCTTCTATCGCTACCAGAACACCAACGAAAGCAGCTACTAGAGGGTAATTGGGATATTAATGAAGGAGCCGCTTTTCCTGAGTTTAACAGATCCATCCACGTCATTGATGCTTTTGACATTCCCGAAAACTGGACTAAGTTTAGAGCTTGCGACTACGGTTACGGATCTTACACGGGCGTTCTCTGGTTTGCTGTCGCACCAAATGAACAGCTTATTGTATACAGAGAGTTATATTGTTCTAAAGTTACAGCTTCTGATCTAGCTGATATGATCCTAGACGCAGAGAAGCATGACGGTGGAATGAGATACGGTGTGCTTGACTCTTCTTTATGGCACAACCGTGGCGACACGGGACCGTCGCTTGCAGAGCAGATGAACATGAAAGGTTGCCGATGGCGTCCGTCTGACCGTTCTCGTGGCTCTCGTGTCGCAGGAAAAAACGAAATACATAGGCGTTTACAGGTAGATGAATTTACTAAAGAGCCACGTCTTGTATTTATGTCAAACCTAACAAACACTATAGCACAAATACCTACTATACCTCTAGATAAGAAGAACCCAGAAGACGTAGATACAAACGCAGAAGATCACTTGTATGACGCTTTACGTTACGGGATTATGACAAGACCACGTAGTCACAGCATTTGGGATTACAATCCAGAAACTCAACGTACTGGCTTCCAAGCTAGTGACACAACATTCGGGTACTAAATATGGCAGAAAACGAAGAATTAAACTTTGACACCGACGAGGTTGTTGCAGCAGAAGATATGGGTGATAAGATCTTTGCTCAAAAATCAAGTTTAATCACATTTGTACATGACCGCTTTAAGCGTTCTGAGGATTCTCGACGTTCAGATGAAGATCGTTGGATTAAAGCCTATCGTAACTATCGTGGTTTGTATGGTAATGATGTAAAATTTACAGATACTGAAAAGTCACGTGTCTTTGTTAAAGTTACTAAGACTAAAACACTAGCAGCGTATGGACAGATTGTAGACGTACTATTTGGTAACAATAAGTTCCCTCTATCTGTTGATCCATCTGTTCTTCCTGATGGTGTAGCAGAAGCGGTTCATATTAACATTGACCCTATGGCTTCGCAAGCTGGTGATGCTTTAAAAGCTGTTACACAGCAGCAACCATCACGCCCATACTTGATTGATGGTACTACAAAGCTAAATCCTGGTGAGACTATGAACGACTTGCGTAAGCGTTTAGGTCCACTAACTCAAAAGCTTGATGCTGTATCTGAGAAGGTTGTAGAGGGTGCTGGTACTACTCAAACCACAGTAACCTTCCATCCAGCTATGGTAGCTGCTAAGAAGATGGAAAAGAAGATCCATGACCAGCTGCAAGAGTCTGGTGCTTCTGTACATCTACGCTCTATGGCATTTGAGATGGCTCTACTTGGCACAGGTGTCATGAAGGGTCCGTTTGCTGTAGATAAAGAATATCCTAACTGGAACGAAGATGGTGAGTATGATCCACTAATCAAGACTGTTCCAGAGTGTAATCACGTATCTGTTTGGAATTTCTATCCAGATCCAGAAGCTACATCTATGAATGATGCGGAGTATGTAGTAGA